GAAACCAAAACTAGACAGCCCTCCCATTTTTATACATCAATACATTCCGTATCATCTACCGTATCTGCCGTTGGTACATTTACGTCCATCTTTGACTCACTATCCATCCTATCCATCCTATCCATCCTATCCATCGTCTTTTTATGTTCCCTCACTACATAATTCAATGAGTACATCAAAATCATCGGACTTTGTGTATTCACAAACTCCATCACATACGTAAATGTAACCGACCCCTTAATCTCGCGCAACTCTTCCAAATATTTCTTATGCAAGTCACTCATAAACTTCTTATACTGTTGCGGAAACTCGCTAAATGGACGCTTCTTAAATACAAAACAATCCAAATAATTTTGATGCAAACTCCGCGTAAAACCATGTAGCTGATTCCTAAATACTGCAAAATCACCCTTATATTCAGGATACGACTTCAAATAATCCGCTATTCTCCCCCCATGTCGCAGTGTCAAATACTGCAACTGCAACTTCTTTTCAACACCTTTCATATTCTTCACCATCTCATACATCGGATTGCGCACCTTCATACGTTCCCCTGTCACCATATTGCAAAACACAACACCCATCATGTTATACGACGCATTCATTGACGCATACTCTTTACTAAAACCCTCCACACTATAGTTATCCACAAACAACTGCTTCGGTCTCTGAATAACCCCGCCTCCATATTTCTCTACAAATCCTGCACTACTAAGTTGCGTAACATCTAGTGTGTCGTGATTGATACTATATACACCAATAATATATATCGCCGCATCATTTATTGGCAACACAATCCTATTTTTAGGATGCTGTAACACAAAACTATACATGAACTCTTTTGGAAGCTCCTCATACTTGAATCCTATCTTTTCACAAGTTTCGAAAAACATATTACGAAATGTATCCTTATCTCGTATCTCAATCGTATCTTTCGGATTCTTCGGCGCGTAAAAAACGACACTTGCTCCCACCGTACTCTTCGTCGCAACCTCCCAAGCACCACACTTTTCTGAATAAAACATATTCATCATCGTCCCCTCCACAAACTCCTCGGCGCACCACTCATTTGTTACTGTATCACTCGGGTTCGTCATTATATTATTAGTGTTAAATGCCTTTTTTCTCTCTTCCGTAATACATAAACACTTCGGAGGAGAATATGCGACAATATGTCCTGCCTCGTCCACTACAACAGAACGCAATAGTCCAATACTTTCATAATCTTCTCTTGTATAAACAAAAGCCTGTTTATCATATTTTATGATTGAATACATTCCAGTATCTGTCTTCCAATTTTTCATTGTTAATTTAAGACTATTAAGGGCTTTTTCAATCTCACATGAGTGATTCACATTTTCCTTATTTTGTGCACCAATCATTCGCAAAATATTGTCAAAACCCTCGTTCTTTTTTAGTGAAAACATCTGATTCTAGCTGGTGGGTGGAGGGTGGAGGTGGAATATAAAAGTTATATATGTGTACGATAGTATAGATTAGCATAATCTCTTTATATATCTTTTATTATTAATTTATGTTTAGATATAAAGAAATTCGATATGAAATTCAATTCCGTAATATAATAATTCCATAATAAAAAATATTAAATATTATTCGCATTTAATCATTAATAAAAATTTCTGTTATAAATATAAGGTATAAGTAATATTATAACTATAAATGTCAGAAAATTCACCAAAATTATCAAAATCACAAGTTTCACCACCACCGTCATCATCACCATCATCTTCAGTCGAAGTTTCTCTAGGAGATATTATACAAATTGTTGCCCCCACAAATTCCTCCATTAACGACCAAATATACCTTATTGAATACATCGATGAAACAAAAATTAAGTTAATTAATGTAGCAACATCTACGCGTCTCATACTTACTATGAGTTCAAAGGGCGGGTTTAGCGACGAGTCCATCACAAACCTTATTATTTTAAATTCACCAGAGTTCCCCGGTTATGCGCGCCAAAATAACCTCGTAAAAAATACATGGGTCGATATTCACTTCGGTGGAGAGTTACCTACCATCATTACAGGTCAAATCACCGATTTAGAAGAAGATATGATTGAGGTTAAAACATATCCCGGAGAACAGGTGTTTTATCTCGATTTTGGTTATAAAGGTATTCCGGAAAATATACCTATTGAAGAAATACGTATTCGCAGCCCTCCCAGCGAATCACCTCTTATACCCAATCTCGCAAGTACCGCTGCTGCCGCTTCCAATATATCACAAGAGGAAGAAATCGGCGTAGCACCCATTTCCATCAGCAAACAACCCAATCTCCCATCTATTAGTCCACAGATTCCCGTCGAAGAAGTTAAAACCGCACTTAAAGAAATTCTACTTGATGCCGACTCCATACAGTTTGGCGATGAACTAGACTCCATAATACAAGTCGTTGAACTTCCTGAAGAACAAAAACGCTACAGTATTGAAAAACAAACAAACGATTTATTAAATGAACTTGTATCCGAGTTCCCAAACATTGAAAGGACGAAATCGGTTTTAAACAATATTCATGCTATTATTGAGCGGTTTAAACAGTTGCGCGAAGAGTTTTCAACATTTGATGCAAATGGAAATGCAACTATGGTTAAACGTAGGAGGGACGACTATAAACCTCTTGCGAAAACACTTCTATCATTGAATCAAAAATTATTCTGGATTCTCCCCGTTTCCAAAAATATTCGCAAATTTTATAATGTAGACTCCGCAAATCTCACGGACTTTACTGTTACTACTACTGAAGAAAGTATTGAACGCGAAAACGCATTAACAGACGACTACCTCACAAATAAAGATTCATTCGTTACATATATTAGTAAAATGAACGATTATATTACTCCTTATACCAACCCAGACCCAGAATTCGGATTCACTCAATATGTCCACGCAAATATTACATCCATATTAGACAATCTCACTGATTTTTATTCAAGTATTGTCAAAGGCGAGCAAATAAAGCGAAACCAGTTTATTATACAAACGTATAACCTCGGTCTCTCTCAAATACAAACAAGAAAAAACAAAAGTTTCGGTAAACGCATCGCCGATACAACCGACGTGTTACCCTTGACACCAAATGACTCTATAAATATTACTTCTTTTATTAGTCTTCCTGAACCGGTAATGCATTTTTCGAATATTTCACTTCCAAATACCAACATAATGACTCGTGCAAATATGGGACAACACTTCGTTCCTTACTGGAACCTTCTTCGTAAAAATACTAGTATAACTCGTAAATCTATTTCGCTAGAAGAAAGTGAAAGCAGAGACAGAGACCAGTACGATGTAGACGATATGGTGCAGTTTACATCCGGATTTATGTCCTTCTTTTCCGAGGAGCAAATCAACAGCGAAGAAAAATACAGAAAATTTATTGAAATGCTTATCCCCAATACCAGTCTCCTTTTTGAGGTGATGAATAAGTATATCACCGGCGAAATTACCCTCGGAAATTATGTCGCCATCTTGCAGCCATTTATGGTTTATGTGCGCGACCTTACCCTAAATCAATACGAAGTTGTCGTTTCGTTTATATCGCAGCGCGTTTCCGAATATAAAAAAAAAGTGGTGCAGTCGGCAAAAGAGTATGCTCCACTTTCGACGGCAAATTATGCTGCAAAGTACGCTGGTTCAACTGCTTTATATAACTTGCTAAAAGACTCACGACAGGTTAATTTTGACACGGATATTCTTGAGATATATGGTATGTCTCCAGAAAACTATATGAATGTCCGCGACAAACAGGCGAATATACCAGGCGGTGACGCTGTAGGAGCGAGAGGTTCTGGTGCTGCAATAGGTGGTTTAGAAAGCGACAAATTAGAGTCCACACATAAACGTCGCACATATACTCCTAAAAAGAAAGCGGGGGCTGGACCTGGCGGTATTGGTTCTCTTGACGCTGGCTCTATATTTCCACCAATTTCGTTTACGAATGAGGAAATTCTATATCGTCTTATTTGTGTGGATAATGCGCGACTTTATATGAACACTCTTTCAATTATAAACGAGGATTTGATAACACCATTTGATTTCGACCAACTATATGGACAAGAAAAGGATAAGTTTGAACAAGAAATGGAGTCGAAACATGGAGCAAATAAGTGTAAAAATTTCGTTCTTACTAAAAAGTATATTGACAGGGATGAACTCGAAGAGGACCAAGGCGAGGAAATATTTTACGACAAAAATTACGATTTTACGGATTATCCCTTTTTGAAAAAACACGAAAAAGACAGGTCACAGTATTCCGCCGAGGATTTTGAAACGTTTTTGGTTTCCCGCTATATGAAAAAAACAAAACTCCCTATGCAAGATGCCAAATCCGAAATACGCGACATGTTGCGCGGGCAAAGAAAAGTACAAGATGGGCAATACGCCGTTTTAGAAGTAACGGGCGAAGAAGGTGACCGTTTTGAGTACTATATTCGCGCAAACCGTAAATGGATTAAAGATGATACCATCCCGAATACAGTCAGCATGTATGATACTACATACTTTTGTAACGTTAAAAGTGACTGCTTTGCTCTCAATAAAAAATGTATGACCCCTGAACTAGCACAGGATACTATGAAGGATGAGATTATTAAACAAATGTACGACGAATTCGACTCTAATTATCACCAAACTCGTAAGCAAATTTTGGATACTATTTATCGCAAATATAACTACTCGATTGACACCATTGATAAACTACAAAGTATTCGAAAATACAACACATATAAATATAATAATGCGCAATATTTGACTGGTCTTGATAATGGAATTGACCCCACGGTTCGAGAGAAAGTATCACCATATGCCCGCATCTTTGACCTCATTCTTGGACAAACCGATTACGTAAAACGCCAAAAAAATATTATGCGTTTTATTCAGAAATTTACTAGACCTGCCATTGAAGAAAGTACCTCGATGACTCTTAGCGTCGAAATCGAGAGCCCTTATTGGTTGTATTGCAAGGATACAAATACCAAATTAGTGCCGTCTTTTTTTGAGACAATTGCGACTGTTTTTTTGAGTCATGGTGATGTCCAGACGACGATTGATACAATATGTAAGGAGCGTGGCTCAATTAGCGAGGATGGTGATGCGTGGACGGATAAATACAGTGGATATGTTATAAAAAATATAGACTTGGATACGGAAGAGGGATATGATGCAGCGGGATTTAAATTGCAAACGCGCGAAATCATGGAGAAGACGCTTGGTGAGACATTGATTCAGAGCTTACAAGACAAAAAGCTGCCGACATTCAAAAATCCGGATATGCAAATGATAAGCGGTATTATAACGACGATGACAAAATATATGGGAATCGATTTGGAGACACAGCGAATATTTATTATTGAGCAAGTTATGAATGTTTTAATGTCTAAAATTCCATCCGAAGAGGATTTTAATCGTAAAAAGGGTGCGGCATCTGCTTCTACGTCTGCGTCTGCAGCGTCTAAACAAACATATAAGGATTTTAAATTAAATACTATTTTACTGCTTACCATGTCGTTCTTGGTAGTTGTAATTCAGGTCAATATTCCTTCTGTAAAAACGCGCAAAACATTCCCTGGGTGTGTTCGTTCATTTGTGGGCTATCCTATCGACGGAGACGGTGACATTTCGTCTATAAAATATATTGCATGTATTGCGGTTAAAATAAAGTCAAGTATAGAGCCGTGGAATACGATAAAAGGGAAAAAAGATGACGATATTGCTTCGAAAATAAAGGCATATATTGAAAAAATTGTTGTAAAAATTCCTACAATCGAGACGAAAATATTGGAAAAACGCGAATATAATAAAATACATGTTGCAGAGGAGTTACCAGCGGAGCACGATATCAAAAACTGGATTAACTTTCTTCCGCCTCTCTCCAAACTAAAAATGACATCTCCTTCCCCGCTTAGTCCGAATTTTCAAAGTGACTTGTTAGAAGATTTCAAAAAAGGCTCCGGAAATCAGTTTGAAAAAATAGCAGTAATCCGTTCTAAGATTATTTTTTATTCGTTGGCGATTCAGGTGATGGTGCAAAAAGTCGTCGACAAAGAAAAGCTTATTCTTACGAATGGTGCGAATGAACCGGTTGTCGAGAATGCGTGTTGTAATGCGGATGGTTCTGTAAATACGATAAAGTATTTTGTAGAACAGGAGCGTATTATTCATGATTATAATAAGCAGGTCACTCTTTTGCGAAATGTAATAGATGATATTATCGAAATCCAGAAGTCATCTTCTTTCTATGACCCCGAAAATACGCGCACCAAGTATCCCGATATACCAGAGGGATTTGACGAGCAAACTATTTATATGGCGTTTATTATGTATTGTAAGTTCAATAGTGATATTCCGATTCCCAATTCCATTCTGCATTTGTGTCATGATAAACCATCCACTGAAGTTTATAATCCACTTGAAGAATCGCTAAAGGTGAAAATAGATAAGTTGAAGAGTACGGGTGAATATACGTATACACCGGAGGCGTTACAGGCTTTGCTACAGATTGTCAATGGTGAACATATTATCCCGTTTGATTTTAATCCGACAGAGGTGTCATATATTCAGAGGATGCGCGATTTGATTACATCTTATCGCGAGAGAGAAGTGCCTGAAATCCCCGAGATACTACTTGCCAAGCTGACAGAGTTATTGGACACGTTTAATATTCAGATTAGTGAGGATACACCTGAGCTACGAGAGTTGAAAAATTATTTATCGGAGAAGAATGCAGAGATGGTTGACGCTATATTAGAGTTTATAACGCAATATAAATCGCTTGACAGAAAAACGATAAAACTATATAAGACGTTTTTACTGAATATAACGAATTTTAAACTTATCGGGGATAGTGTTCTCTGTCCGAAACGCGATACTTCCACCTATAAGGGTATGCAGTTTGTCGTGAATGAGATGCGAAATTTAATACATGTTTTTCCGAATATTATCATGAATGGTGTAAACAATCAGAAAGTATCCGTACATAAACATTGGGGTTTATCGAGGCAACACGTATTGGATATTCAGACGATAGTTAAGAAATATTATACCGAAATCGACAAGTATATGAAGGATAAAGAAAACAGTGTATTGGAAAATGTCGTCAAGGGTGTAATGAAGGAAACAAATGAGTGGTTTCAGTTTGCATTAAACACTCCATTATTTGCGAGGGTAGTAAAACGGGATGTATCGAAAGTACAGGGACAGGGACAGGGACAGGGACAGGAACAGGGTGATGCGATGGAGATGGATGTAGAGGAGTTTGAGGAGGAGGAGATTGCGGATGAGGGGGAACAGGGAGGATTGTTATCTGGATTGTTTGGAAAAGCTGCGAGTAGTCGCGCTAGATTGTCTAAAAGGGAGGAGAGTAAGAGGGCGGAAAGAGAAGAAGGTCCTGCGGAGTCGCGTGGCTCTGCTAGACAGTATAGGAAGCGCGCTTCAGAGGAGGATATCGGTGGCATGTATTCATTATTTAACGATGATTTGGTGCGGCGTTTATTTACGCATTATTTTCTCAATGTGGTGCTGAAATACGTGAAACTGGCGAAGACGGTTGTAGTAGTACAACAAGAGGCGCAGTTACCGGAGGAGGATGAATCCGCGCTAGTATCTGTATTGGAGGCGGAAGACCAGCAAAACGGTGTTGTGAGGGAGGTATCTATTGTAGCGCAAGAGGATGCGGAATTGAAGAATATGGTGGCAAACTTGCTTTTGGTGTTTTTTAAAATCATAATGTCGGATAAATCGGCAATAAACGTAAATAATAAAAGTATAAAGGAGGATATTACGCAGTCGAAGGATAAAGAGAAGGATATCATTACTAGGGAGTTTCGCGACATGCAGGTGGCAGAGCGCCAGGTCGAAAACTTGATGAAGAATCTTCGTCTGGGTGATTGGAATGTAGGTGCGACAAAGGGGTTGCGGTTTTATGTTCCCGAGACGTATGAGCAAGAGCGGGAGCAGATGGAGAATGAGTTTCGACGCGATGAAGAGCAAGCGAAACTGGAGAAGAAGGCATTAAAGAGGGATAAAGTTAGTATGCGTATGCGTGATATATATGCAGCCGAAGAGGAGGAGCGTCAGCATCAGGATGCAGTAATAGAGGCGGAGTTGTTTGATGAATTTAACTTACAAGGGGATGATGATGAGTATGGAGTAGAGGATGATGGTGAGTTCAATCCGCGCGATGCTGGTGAAGGTGATGACTGATGAAATATCATAATATGGGAAGTTGTTTTATAGAAATTATTTTTAGAGAAATTATTTTAGAGAAATTATTTTTAGAGAAATTATTTTTAGAGAAATTATTTTTATAATATTTTATTATTTTATAATATTATAAAGAATGTCTTCGCATCCTTCGCCTATCCAGGCACTCAAACTACGTGTTACACAAGGTTCAAACGTATTTGAGGATCCAATCTCTTCATCAAGTTTGGGACCTAACAGTCTTCAAATAACGAGCCAAACATTCCCGGTAATATTCAACGCGTTTAATAACAATCCTCCGGGAACTATTTTTAATCCTTCAGTTGTTGCAACGTATGCCACAGGTACTTTTCCAACAGGTGACGACTTATTAATACCTAGCACCCAAGCAAATTTTTTAGCCAGAATTATTTCTTTATCAAATATCCCAAATAAAGAAACAACCGATACTTCTTTTTCATTATCAAGTTTGATTACTACTGTTAGTGCTGGTGTCTTATCGTATTCAAGTACTAACACTAGTGTCGCAACTGTGAATTCATCAGGACAAGTAACACCTGTGGGAGTAGGGACAACGACGATAACCGTCAGCCAAGCAGCAACAGCAAACCATCCAGCAGGATCCGCATCAGCTACGTTGACCGTCACTCTCCCTATCCCACGATCATGGGTCCAACGTGGACAAGATATCGACGGAGAAGCAGTTGGTCACAACAGTGGCACCTCTGTAAGTCTTTCAGCCGATGGAACAATTGTAGCAATAGGTGCAATACTTAATGATGGTAGTGGTTATTTTGATAATGGTCATGTAAGAGTATATGTATGGAATGGAACTGCATGGGTCCAACGTGGACAAGACATTGACGGAGAAGCATCCGATGACCAAAGTGGCTACTCAGTAAGTCTTTCAGCGGATGGAACAATAGTAGCAATAGGTGCACAATTTAATGATGGAAATGGTTCAGGTAGTGGTCATGTAAGAGTATGGGCATGGAATGGAACAGCATGGGTCCAACGTGGACAAGATATCGACGGAGAAGCAGCCTTTGACTTTAGTGGCACCTCAGTAAGTCTTTCAGCGGATGGAACAATAGTAGCAATAGGTGCGTATGATAATGATGGTAATAATGGTTTCGGTAGAGGTCATGTAAGAGTATGGGCATGGAATGGAACAGCATGGGTCCAACGTGGACAAGATATTGACGGAGAAGCAGTTAGTCACTATGACTATAGTGGCACCTCAGTAAGTCTTTCAGCCGATGGAACAATTGTAGCAATAGGTGCAATACTTAATGATGGTAGTGGTTATTTTAATAATGGTCATGTAAGAGTATATGTATGGAATGGAACTGCATGGGTCCAACGTGGACAAGACATTGACGGAGAAGCATCCGAAGACAGAAGTGGCATGTCAGTAAGTCTTTCAGCCGATGGAACAATAGTAGCAATAGGTGCAATCTTAAATGATGGTAATGGTTCAAATAGTGGTCATGTAAGAGTATATGCATGGAATGGAACAGCATGGGTCCAACGTGGTCTAGACATAGACGGAAAAGCAGCCGGTGACCAAAGTGGCACCTCAGTAAGTCTTTCAGCCGATGGAACAATACTAGCAATAGGTGCACAATTTAATGATGGAAATGGTTCAGATAGTGGTCATGTAAGAGTATGGGCATGGAATGGCACAGCATGGGTCCAACGTGGACAAGACATTGATGGAGAAGCATCAAATGACAGAAGTGGCAGAAGTGTAAGTCTTTCAGCCGATGGAACAATTGTAGCAATAGGTGCAATACTTAATGATGGTAATGGTTATTTTGATAATGGTCATGTAAGAGTATTTAAATACCAGTAAACACACCAGTAAACTGAAGTAAATACCAATAACTCTTTTTCTTTATTTTTAAATTATTTTAAATTATTTTCAATTATTTTCAGTTATTTTCAATTATTAGTTAAAAAAACTATCATACCAATCCACTTATCCTATAATCCATATACACATCCACCACCACCCCCACAAATAATATTCATATTTTATCGTAACAAATATGAATATTCAAAACCAACTTCACCAAACCATAATGGTCACAATTTCGAAACTCCAAAAATACCCCTCCACATAATCTCCGCAAAGCGCCGCTGCTCTGAGACGGTAAGTCGTGTAGTTCCCAAGTATTTATACTAAAAAAGAGAAATCTCAGTAAGAAAGGAGGGTCCCCCGAAGAATGATGATGATGTATAAAAATTTCAAATCTAAAGCTGGATTTTTAAAAATGGACAAAAATAAATGTCCATTTTTGAAAACCGGGGGTAGAAATGTAAAAAAAACATTGCATTCATCACTCAGACCATAATGCTCTAAATCGCATTTTTAAGTTGAAAAAAACGTGACGATAAATTTTTTAAAATATTTTGCGAAAAGGGTTTAGACATTTTTCTCCATCTAGTATATACTAATGGATACTAACGAAAAAGTTCAAAAAAGTTCCGAAAAATTTTCTTGTTCGGATTGTGACTATACTACCGTAAGGAAGAGTCAATATGAGCGTCATCTTTTGACACTGAAACATAAAATACTAACAAATACTAACAAAAAAGTTCAGAAAGTTCCTGACGATAAATCGTTTAAATGTGTGTGTGGCTCCTCATATAAGTTCGCTTCAAGTTTGTGTTACCATAAGAAGACATGTAAGGTAACAAAAGAAGCAAGCGAACTGTCACCAGAACACGATAATATGGTCTCGCGTGGCGGAATAGTAAGCAACGAAATGATAATGAAGCTTATCGAGCAGAATGGGAAACTGCAGGAGCAGCTTGTGAGCTTATCCAAGGAGAAAAATATTGTAAATAATATTGTAAATAATACGAATAATTTCAATTTGAACATATTTTTGAACGAGAAGTGCAAAGATGCTCTGAATATAAGCGACTTCATCCAATCTTTGAAGATAACATTGGATGATTTGATGTATACAAAGAACAAGGGATTGGTGGACGGGATAACGAATGTGATGATAAGAGGGCTTAGACAGTTGGATGTATATAAGAGACCGATACATTGTACGGATACAAAACGCGAGACAATGTATATAAAGGATTGCGAGAAGTGGGAGAAGGATGACAATCATGATAAGATAAAGAATACGATTGTAAGGATTGCAAACAAGGAGCGCAACATGATAAGTGCGTGGGTGGAAGAGAATCCTGACTGGTTTGATACAGAGGCGACGCAACTTGAGTACTTGACTATGGTGCGAAACGTTTGCGAGCCGATAGAAAACGATGAGAAGTGTGAGAAAAAAATAATTCGCAACATTAGTCGCGAGGTATTTTTAGATAAAACGAACCATAAAACGGTTTAAAATTTTAGGCGTTAGGGATGTCGCAATAAAATGGCAAAATATCTATAATAATTATATAACAATTATATAACTATAATTTAGGATGTTTCACCAATATATATCAAGAGAGGCATTAAGTATTATCGCCGTTTTTATTTTCCTTATTTTATTCGGTATTATCAACGCATTTCGCCCTGCTATTATTTATAATAAAGACCTCAGTTTTCGTCGTTTCGGTATTGGGTATAAAAACAAAACCGTTATTCCTATATGGCTGATGTCGATTGTTTTGGCTATATTGGTGTATGTTTTAGTGACCTATTTATTCGAATATCGGGCTGTAGATTAGGGTAGATAGGGTCACATAACAACGATAATAATTGTAATTATTTGTGTTTTGCACTAATAAAACAGTAACAAATAATTACAAACGATACCGGTTCCTATAAAACCAACGATGGTCTAGTATAGACTAGTTTAGTTTAGTTTATAACTGAATCCGTCGGGAGTTAGCTTGTCGATTGTTTTAGGTGCGGCGACGGTATTTTTGATGTAGCTGTTGACGGCTTTTTGTGCTACGGTTGCATTTAGAGAACAAGGCTGGCTAATGATGTAATTGTAGCTTCTGGATGTTGTGATGACACCGACGAGCATGTACCAAATAAAGGTACCTACGATGTCTTTAAGTTTGACCATATTTCTAAACTCTTGGTAAAGGTTTGAACCAGGAGACGGGTTGGGATTTGCGGGAGAATAAGGTAAAGGTGCGGGTCCGGCGCTTTTCACGAAAATGCCCTTACCGTTGGCAAAACTATTGTCCCATGTTTTATTGAAGTCTTCGCGGTTTGCGTAATTAAACTGGTTGATAAAAATCGACGGGTCGTTATATATATTATTGACAGCATTGACTATCTTGTTTTCAGGGGCAGCATTAAACTGTGGAGAAACGAGTAGGCGCTTCATAAGGTCCTGAAGACCCACGAGTTTTGTCATACCGTACCCAAACGTATTGGAAAAAGGCTCAACCCAACCGGGGAAAATAGTGAGCAACAGTTGAAGGAGACCAAAAATAAAGAGCATGGGGAAAACAGTAGCTAAAATCCCGACATTCATGGACTGTGAATTATTACATATAGATTTAGCTAAAGCGGTATTTATGGAGATTTGCGTGGAAACGATGGCAATAATATAAATAATATTTAACATAGTAGCCATGGAATTTGGTGTTTTATATTTAGCAACAAAGTAGAAGAGTGTAATCAGAAAAAACGTGAAAACAGATGTAGAAGGATTTGGTGCATTTTGTGGTGTAATATTCAGAGGGTTAGTTACTGGGGTAACTTTTGAATCATTTTTTGGGTTTTCGGTTGATGTACTCATTATATTCTTTATAATTACGTATGTATATATATATGTATTATGTATAATTTATTTTATAAAAATACTATTATAAAATAATAGATTATTCAATAACAATTTCACTTTCACCTATCACTATCGCCAAATAGAACGAATATGGAAAAACCAGTTTTGACAGAACCAGGTGTTAAATACTTTATGAGCGAAGTATTGAAGACATGCAAAGATAAAAAAGCCGTATTTACAAATAATATATTTAATTTAGTATTATTTTTAATTTTTATACTTATTATAGGAGGGTTTTTGTATTATAAATATAGAGGACGTTTAACACCGGAAGAAAAAGATGCGAAATTTAGAGAACAAAAACAGGATGTGTTGGCAAGACTAAACGCTCTAAATGTAAAAATAGAAAGTAGCAAAAGAGGTGGAGCTGGTATGATAACAGACTTACCGATGTGGGATGCGCCATCTTCTAATGTTATCGTAAACACGTATGTGTAAAAGATGTGAAATGTTACAGATGCGAGAGATTAATCGAAAATAAGGTCAAATGATAAAATAAATAAAAACCGTATTACAAAATATCTGCAAAATATGGTTAGATATACAAATATAATTACAAATATACAAATATACAAATATACAATTTTTCAATATATATTTATATATTGAATATAAATATATTGAATATATAGATAGAGTTATTTTTGTAGAATGTCTAGACCACAAATGTCTGTCGACGATGCTTTGCACGAGTATTATAAATTAAAGGACCTGTATGATGCAAAGTTTGATGTAAAGAAGAGTTCAATATTATCAGACGATACACTGACAATGATGCAGAAGCGTTCGCAAATAGCAAAACTAAAACGAGGGCGTAAGTGTGTTGTTTGCAAGCAAACGGGTGGTACGGTATTTACGAATAGCGGTAGAACATTAAAGGCGGTTTGTGGGTCTGCTTCTACGCCTTGTGGATTAAATATAGAAATAGCTAGAGGTAAAATAGAGAATATAAGTGAAATGATGGTTGCAACATATCGTAAAATCGAAGAGATAAAGGAAAATATAATAAAATATAAACTCGATTTGTTGTTCAAGTATATAACGGATGAGCAACTTGTACAAAAATTTGGGGAGGCTAAAAAGGAGTTGGATACTTATTTAGAAAGGTACGATAAGTTGTATAACAAATATATCGACATAACTGTAAACCCTCAAAATATAGAGGAGTTGAAAAAAATGAATGCTGAATTATATATGTATATTGGTCAAGTAAAGGAGGTAATGAATGAGTTTCATGCTACCGGAGAGAATGAGAAGGTAAGAGCATTGGTGGATATATATTTGACGAATATTGTTCCTTTGACGAAGAAGATACGAGATGCAACATATGTGTATAGCGGTATAGAATATGACGATATTTCGAAAGAGCATATATTGGTGCAAAAGAAGTATAGTGTTAAAACTATGGAGGCGGAGGTAGAACATCCGCAGGTAATTTCATTTACAAAATAGGAGGAGCAAAAATAAAAATAATAACTATATATATAACTCTTGTGGTTGTGGTTGTGGTTGTGGTTGTGTAAATGTTAACTACAGATATGAATACAGATATGAATAAAAGTGATAATCAAGATGATATGGTTTTGAATTATACATATAAGGATGTGAATTTAGCATATTCTCATGAGCCTATAATCAGAGATGGTTTTCGAGATGGTCGAGGAGAGAGGAAGGATGTTGTAGGGACAAGGGATGGACAAGATGGCAAGGATGGCAAAGACATGAGAAGTAACAGAGTGGTGAGAAATGCGGAAATTCCCGAGAAAGAAATAAGAAATGAAAATATGGCAAAAAACTCGTTTATGTTAAGCGCGATGATGTGGATATCAAATACTGTTTCTCTTTTGATTATTTCGTTTTTTGTAACACTAATAGTGACAAAAAACGGGACATGGTTTTATATATTACTTTCGATATTTATAATTATAACCGTCACCCAAATCGTGAAAATCATTCTCATGAGATATGACGCAAAGTTTCTATATAGACCAAGTCAGTGTATTGGCGAAAGAATGACACTAGATGCTCTTTTAAATAATAATTTCATATTGAAAGGGATATTCGAGAAAATAGATAATAGTGAATATTTTAAACGAGGATTTCCGTCTATGTACATGACAACAGCTGTCGGCGCAATATCATTAGTGTATTTATTTTTTCCAAAATATAGAAAGTCACTCGTAATGACAGCTCCTTTGTATATCATACTCGTAGGATATTCTCACATCTATTTAGGCTGTCATACAATATTACAACTGATTTGTGGTGTACTTTTTGGCGTATTAGGTGCAAAAGTAATGTACAATATTTTTGGGTAGTATTGCGGAGGTATTAGTTGTGGTAAAAAAAATTATACTAAAATGATATAGAAACGTTTTAGTATATTTTATATAGACACCATATAAAATATGTGCGAAAGAAATGGTGATGGATGCTCTTCAGGGTGTTGTTCGGAATGTGACTTTGATGAGTGGCTTGATTACACACTAGACACGACAAGCGATGATGAAGAGATGGAAGCATTGGAAACATCGGCGGTAACAGATGCAACAGATGCGAGAGAAATATCGAAAATCGAAGAAAAAGAGAAAGAGGAAGATAAAGAAAAAGAGAAAGAGAAAGAAAAAAGGGAAAACTGTGGACATTACATATCTGGTTGTAAAATCATTGCAAAGTGTTGTGACAGAGAATTTGGATGTCGTATGTGCCACAATTTTGAAGTATCGGATCATGAGATAAACAGATACGAAATAGAAGAAATTGTTTGTAACTGTTGTAATACACGACAACCAGCGTCTAACTCTTGTATAAATAAGGAATGCAGTTTTTTTGTAGAAAAGTTTGCTTCATACTATTGCGATATATGCCACTTATATTCAGACAAACCGGCATCGGAAATTTACCACTGCGAAAAGTGTAAAATATGCCGAATATGTGGAGTTGGGAATAAACCTAGTGATTTTTTTCATTGTGATAAATGCGGCGGTTGTATTCATACCGTACTTGAAAAAACACACAAATGTGTACCGGATGCCTTTCGAAATGACTGTTGTATATGCTTAGATAATATATTTTTATCAAGAGAACCTACTTCGTTTTTACCCTGTGGACACGTAATACATAGTTCTTGCTTGAACTCGTCATTAAAACAGAATAAATATACATGCCCGTTATGTAGGAAAATCATGATACAAGGAAGCATGCTTGAAGTCATGATTCAGCATTACGATAACATCATTGCACTTTATCCATATGATGATAATATAGAAACGGAAATAACATGCAATGATTGCGAATTTAAAGGGAAAGTAGCATTCCATCCTATTGGACTAAAATGCAGGAACTGTGGGGGTTATAATACGCATAAAATACGATAAGACTATAACATGCAATCATCATGCAAAAATAAAATCATGCAAAGGTATCAAAGGTATAAAAATATACATGATTAAAAATATATGTAAACTATATAAAACTATTTTATATGTAGTGTATATTACAGCTACGAAATAAAATGTTTAAATTGTTAAGTAAAGTGTACGCGGTATTATCATATTCAGGTAGATATATTAGACAGACAAAAAATAATAAAAATATTCAACACATACCTATAACTTGTAATGCGTTTAGAAATATAAATTGTAGATTTTTAACATACTGTAAAAATCTAGCCACTACAGAGTTAAACAAAAAGGGGGAAGAATCGTTTATGTGTGAAGTAACAAATAAACCGAAGAGAAAAGGGAACAAAGACTGCACGTGTGAAGAAATATGTATTGTAAGTCAATCAGAAACTCGAATTATTCATGATGGTTCTTCTTATAAAGGTGAAAAAAAATGATAGAATTACGGAATTATAAATAAAAAAATCAAATAGTAATCTAGTACAATAAATATTATATATTTTATATATATAATACTTTACATACAATATTTGACACGTCTTACACATATGAAGTATATATCATTACCAGTATTTATTTTAAGTTTTCTAATAGGGATGGTCTACATTTACATTTCATCTCCACCGACTAGAAGTATTTTAATATATCCCACAGTGGATAATAGTAGTAAGTTTCAGTATATAGATAAAGCCGAAAACTGTTTTACATTTGAGGCAAAGGAAAATAAGTGTCCATTTAATACTGGAACATTAAAAACAATACCTATACAAGTTTAAATACATATACAAGTTTAAAATATAAATGGTTATAGAAGTAAATAGGAAATAAAGACAGGACAAAATATTATATACTGTACATATATAGAATATATATAGAATATATATAGAACATAGAATATATAAAATGAATATAAAGAAATGGATAAATTCTGATACTAGTAAATATATAATATCAATAATTCTTGGATTAGGTTTATCGACATTATTTAGAAAAGAATGCTATGGGGAAAAATGTATCGAGTTTACGTCGCCACCAATACAAGAACTTGAAAAAGAGACGTATTTATATGGTAAAAAGTGTTATACATATAAGAGTAATTCGGAACTATGTGATTCTAAAAAAAAATCTGTAAGATTTGCGTAGTAAATGAAATCTATCATTCTTTATAGAATATATTAAGAGAATAAATGTCCGATACGACGAGCATCGATGACCTTCCAACAGACCCGAGTACAGGGAATCAAAACAATATAGTTATTCAGAAAACAGAAATGAATAATGGTATAAGAGGTGTTGGCGGAATGGGTGGAATGGGTGGAATGGGTGGAATGGGTGGAGCTAGCGAAGGAATGTTGAGTAACCAAGTTATGCCCCCAGCACAAGTGTATTCACCAAATGTTGCGGGTGTAAATATGATGGGTGGTGGAGTGGGTATGCAAATGCCAATGCAGCAGTCACAGTATCCGCAACAACTGCAACAACCGCAACAAATACAACAACCAAATGTTATGAACGAGCTTGTAAATGGACTGCAAAGAGCAAGTGCCTCGGGGATGACAAATTTGCCTTCACGAGATATACCAATGAATACATCGGGTATGATGAATGACGCGCAAATAAATCCGAACTATGTTCCCAATAATTATAGAAAAGAAAACGATGACTATATTGGTCAACATGAAGAAGAAGAAGCAACGAATGAAGAAAGATATATGAATAATGTAAAAACGGCTGATACAATGGAAGATATATATAAGTTAATACAAGTACCTCTTTTGGTGGGTATACTTTATTTTGCATTCCAGTTGCCCGTTTTTAGAAAATACATGTTAAAATATATACCATCCATTTTTAGTGGCGATGGAAACTATAATATACGCGGACTCGTTTTTGTTAGTGGATTGTTTGGTCTAGGATACTTTGGACTCACAAGAGTATTAGATACGGTTGCAGTATGAGGTGGTATGAGATTCATGAGATTCATGAGATTCATGAAAAATACAATAATAAATACTATTTTTTATTGTATATTTGTGATATTTACTCATTATAAAGTTTATCATCTGTTATATTTATATCCATCTTAGAAGGAGTAAATTCATTTTGAATAACTAATAACTGGTCATCCGAAATATCACCTTTATTCTTATTCTTATTTATTTTTTTAGTAGCATTTACATTTTTTTTCCTATTCATTAACACACGTGATAAATAATTTGTAGAACGAATCGATCTGGAAGATTTTCTTGACCTCGACTGCGACAATGATATTTTATTTTTTTCCATATTAGATGCCTTATTAGATGCCTTATTAGATGCATTATTAGATGCCTTATTTATTTTTTCTATCTCAGCAATAACTGCTTTAGATGTAATTGCTTTTGCTTCTAATGCAAGTTTTGCTTCATTTATTAAGTCTTCCTTTGTTTTCTTTACTTTAGAAACAGGCTTATTTTGTTTATTCGTCTCTGGATTATAACGCAAAAACCATTTATTATATTCGTTGCTATTTTTTTTAGTTTTAAGTTTCTTATATTGTTTTGATTTTTCTGTTCGAATATCTTCTAGCGTCTTTTGCTTACCATAGCATGTTATACTAAAACGTCGCAATAACCCTTGCATCTTAAGACGATTATTCTGTTGTATTTTAAACAGATACTCACACAAGCAAAGAGTTCGTCGTGGGTTATAATATGGACGGTTTGCATATAAAAATAATAAATAAAAACTCATCATCGTGTCAATAGTAGCAACGCGAAATATTTTACCGTCTAGCTTTATAGTATTATAACTATGACATGCCAATGGTTTATAAATATAAGCGATGGCTTGAGACCCGACTTTAACTTCATAGTGTGTAGATAAATACTCTGGGATTGACGGTTTTGTTTGAATGCTAACACTAAGTACTCCCTTTTTTTCCAACTCTTCTTTTATTTTTTTGGCGGTTTTTTCGGGTGTATTCGACAATAAATCAAATTCTGGTATTTCGTTCATATACATCTTTTCGCGATTTTTTAAATAACGCGAATAAAGTGCATTAGCATAACCACCTATGTAAACCAAACTATCGCTTGACACAATATCCTTGATAACATTTTGTACGACTTCCTTTTGGTAGTAGTACTGCTTCGTTTTTGAACGCACGGATAAAGAATGGCGAAATGTTTCCGGGTCACACATTTCCGCCTTGAGTGGATAATTTTTATTAAGAAGGTTTAAACGCTTTAATACTTTTTCCCAACGCGTAATATCACCACCAGGGCGCGACAATTCCAAATACATTGCCATTCTTAAAAAGTTGGGCGGTGAATAACGAATACCATCCTTAATAATAGCATTTTTTTTAAGACTACTAAATAGTTTACTATCTAGTTGTGTAATATCGGCAATCTGAAAAAAATTGACGAATACTTTATATGTACCATAGTGGACACCTGCTTTTGCTTCTACGTCGGAGAATCCTTGGTTGAAGTAAATATCAGCCAAAGCCTTTGCATCATTCATTGCATTTGGTGAGAAAAAGTCATAATCAGGTATTTCTAAATCGCGGTTATAAAATTGGTCAACAGGAGGAAGAATGTTATTAATCGCAGTTCCACCATAACAAACGAGATTTTTATCGCGAATAAACTTCTCAAGAACGGATATGATGTCCTTCATTACCGGATTCTTTGCAATACGCTCGCCACGCTTTTTTGCTTCAATATTTATCGCATTTTTTAACAACTCTAACTCGCGATTTTCATAGTATAAAATATTTAAAGGGTTATTTTGGTTATTTTTGACACTATCGGTTTTATTCATAAATATAGGTAAGTTAGTATAGTATATATTACTATGGTATATATTATTATATTAGTAAGATATAATAAAATAGGATAGTAAAAGTAAACTAAATAATATATAAAAAATAAATAACATATTTTATGCGCTAATCTTGACATTCCCAGGACCAGATATTTCTTTCGCAGCAAAACTAAGAAAACCAGGTAAAGGTTTAGGTTTATCGATAAATACGGGCACATGTATAAGTTCATTCGGTTTTGGAACAAACGCACTTTCTGCCTTTTCAAATAACTCATTATATGTGAGCAAATTCTGGTCTACATTTTGAAAATTCATAGCCATAAGTTGACATCCAACGGCTTGTGGAACCGTCGAAACGTAGTTCGTGTTGGATACGGATAAGTCGGGCAAAACAATCGTAATATTTTCTTTGTTAAAATTGGTAATTGTTTCGAGGTCGTTTGAATTTTTAATATCCATGTATCGCTTTGAGTGAATAAAAATGGAGTTGGTAGTTACATTTGTAAGCTCCCACATATTTTTAGACTGGTACAAGATAGGCATTGTATTCGTAGAGTTACTTTTCTCCACCATAATGACGACTCTTCCTATAAAATCTTTAATGGGGCGTCGCGTAATATTTGTTCCATTGGATTCGCGCATATATTCAATCGGCAATAACTTATCACCCAAATTTTCAGCAATTTCGCTTGCTAATATATTAAGAATATTTACATTGTTCGTCTTTATGCGGAAATGAAGGAGCAGGGGATCTTTCGGGTTAGGACATATTCCCGCTGTTTCTGAGAATGCAATATTATTCAACTCTTTTAGAACATGTGAAACAGGCAGACTATTATAACTCTGTTTTACACCAATTATGTCAACCGATGAAACCCCTACAACGGGAATATTATCTAGACAAAATATTTCAAAATCTAGACAGCGCACACCTTGCTTAATGGCGTTTTGCAGAGCACAGATACTAACATAGTCACTTTTAAATTGACCAGATGCACAACAGTTGTATGCGGTTTTAATATAAAAGTCTCGCAGATTTTTTCCTGCATAGTCTGGCGAACTAGATGTAGTCCATCTTGAGTTTATTTTTGTAGGAGTGGATTTTTTATTGATTTCGGCAATAATATCACAGTTTGTTTTTCCTAAATTAATTTTTGTACTAACATAGGTAATAAGCCACAGCAATACAACTATGACAAATGCCATGCCAAACCAATGAATTGCCATTGGTGTAACTTGCGAAGTTAGTACACTGCGTATAGCAGCAGTAGAAGGTAAGAAATTAATGTTAATACCTCCACCGGGTTGTGGAGTTCCTGGTGGTGATGCTGGTCCTTGTCCTGGTGCTGACATACTTTTAATGTTAATATATACTATTATATACTATTATATAATGATATTAATTATACAATGATATTAATTATATATATAAAAAACTTGTTAAAAATTATTAATATGTTAAATATATATAATAATATATAATAACATATAATAATATATAATAACATATAATAATATATAATAACATATAATAACATATAAACAAAAAGAATGACAGGGGGATTACTAAATATTGTCTCATATGGAAATCAAAATGTGATATTAAATGGAAATCCTAAGAAAACATTTTTTAAAGCAACATATGCAAAGTATACAAACTTTGGTATGCAAAAATTTAGAATCGATTTTACCGGGCAAAGGTCTCTTCGACTAACGACAGATTCGACGTTTACATTTTATGTTCCAAGGTATGCGGATCTTTTAATGGACACATATATTGTAGTTACATTGCCGACAATATGGAGCCCGATATATCCACCAGATCCCACATGCGGCGTGAAAGACTGGGCACCATACGAATTTCGATGGATTGAGAATTTAGGAACACAGATGATAAAAGAGATAAGAATATCAGTTGGAGGACAAACATTGCAAGTGTTAACGGGTAAATATTTATTGGCATTAGTGCAGCGCGATTTTTCAGGAGTAAAGAAGGCGCTCTATGACGACATGACTGGAAATACTGCCGAGTTAAATGACCCAGGAAATTCAAACGGTAGAATAAACATGTATCCAAATGCGTATTATACTAATTTGGCTCAAGGGTCGGAACCTTCTATTCGAAGTCGTAGATTGTATATACCTATAAATGCGTGGTTTACACTTTCTAGCAAAATGGCGTTTCCTTTAATTGCGCTTCAATACAATCAGTTACAGATAGATGTAACGATGCGACCCATCAATGATTTATATACGATTCGCGATGTGAAGGACCCAGCGAATGGGTGGCCAATAGTTCGCCCAAATTATACCGAAGAGTATATGCAATTGTACCGTTTTCTTCAGTCACCACCAAGTGTGAGTCTTAATGCAGCTGACTATAATAATAGTGCACAATCAGACTGGAATGCTGATATACATTTAATTAGTACTTATGCGTTTTTGTCGAATGATGAAGCGAAGACATTTGCTGCAAATGAACAAAAATATCTAATCAAGTCGGCATATGAATGGAACTTCGAGAATGTTACAGGTTCGCATCGCGTATGGCTAGAAAACACGCTGGGGATGGTAAGTAGCTGGATGTTCTTTTTTCAGCGAAGTGATATTAACTTGCGAAATCAGTGGAGCAACTATTCAAACTGGCCATATAACTACTTGCCTGTGAATATCATTCCCGCGCCTGTTACACCTGCTACCCAGTATAATGGGATATATGGAGGTATAAGTGTATCATGTAGTGCCGTTCCTGTAGGACCAGGGTTTAGTACGCTAACTACAAATAATACCGGGCTTTTTGTTACACAGCCTTTTAGTGCAAATAACCAACGTGGTATATTATTAAATATGGCTATTTTGTTAGATGGAAAGTATCGTGAGAATGTACTAGATGTAGGCATTTATAACTTTGTAGAGAAATATGTGCGAACCCCTAGTAATGCCCCTACGGGACTATATTGTTATAACTTTTGCTTAGATACCGACCCGTTTAACTTTCAACCTACTGGAGCACTTAATACGAGTAAATTTTCTAATATTCAGTTTGAATTCACGACTTTTTATCCGCCTCTTGACCCTAGTGCGAATTTTTTAACAATCTGTGACCCATTAACCAGAATACCAATCGGTGTAAATATGCCTGTATGGCGTATATACGACTATAACTATAACTTGGTTGTCTTAGAAGAAAGGTACAATGTCGTAACATTTATGTCTGGGAATGCTGGTCTTATGTATGCAAGGTAACAGAAAAGCGTCGTGTGTGCGTGCGTTTGTGTGTTTGTCCATTGAAAAGTGTAAATGAAACAATATTAAATTTAATAAAACAATATTAAATTTAAAATGATATGAAAATTAGTAACTTGCTTTGAACTACTGTAAACTAGCGCACTACTATGGTTACTATTTTGAAGAATTCGTATATGTTTATAAATTACTTAAGAATAAAATTGATATATAAAAATTCATATATAAAAACTAAATATATACATACACATACATATACACATACATATACACATACATATACCCATACACCACATACACCACATACACCAGATACACATACTATCTTACCAAAAAAAATGACGGAAAAAGATTCGGGTTCGGGTTCGGGTTCGGGATGTTCAATCAGTGGAAAAAAATATGAGTTGGAAGTTTATAATATAGTTAAAAAAACCAAACTAAACTGTATTCAATTCAATACACAAATAGAAACCGAGTTGGGCGGCTGTAGTTCTAAAAATGATATAGAATGTAATATGAAAGAACCTATGGCAAGAGATATATCAATAGAAATAAAAAAGTCAAAAACACCAGATTGGATGCAGTGTTGTTTAAAATATGACGAGCTAAATAAAAAATGGATAGGAAGTAGAAAAAATAAAATACCGGAAGCTTCGAAAACTGTCTTTGAAGACCTCATCTCAACCCTTACACTATTCAATGGAAAAATTCCACCCTTTATGTTAAAAGACATAACACACGAAGAATGGGTAAAAATAAAACGCGAAACAACCGATTTCAATGACGTGTACATTGACTGTCCGAGTGACACAATAATGAAGTTATATAGTAGAAAGGGGTGTTCGTATATACAAATATCAGATAAAGGTTTGTATCATTTGGGGAATGATATATGCGACTTCAAAGTTCCCGCATTTGTGTGCGAGCAGCAGTTACGCGTAAGAACTAAAATACACAAAAGGAAAAATAAAAATGGATTTTGCGACTTATCGGTGACTGTTGCGTGTCAGCCAAAAAATATGAACAGTCTAAGTCTAGCGAATAGCGAGTATAGCTTGGATAACCGAATGAAACTACCGACTAACCTAGTTTATGACGAATAATAGCGGAGCGGCGAATAATAGCGGCGCAGCGAATGCTATTTTGAAATAATAATAATTTCAGAAGATTCCTTCGATGTGTTCATTCCGTAGCTCCAGTTTACGTTTACTATTACATAGTCTTTATACAATGTTCGAATATACTCGCAGTTATTATATGTGACGACCCAATTTTTCCTTCTACGTAATACATCAAATAATAACATATGGTCAAAATTCTCATGCATGTCCCCATTATTTCCATATAGTTTTGACTTACTTTCCAAATAATATGGTGGGTCTAAAAACAACAGTGTTTTGTCGGTGGTAGTAGTAGTAGTAGTAGTAGTAGTAGTAGTAGGCAAACTATCTATAAAATCACGAAAATCCTTATTATAAATTTCAATATTCGTAAAATCAAGTGACTCTATTCTATCTATCGATGACGGCGTAAACCTTTTAACGCTCGACTCTTCTGAAAAACCACCCGACAATGTCGACCCACTAAAAGAACACCTATTTATAACGAAATATTGCACAGATTGCTGCAGTACATCCTCATTCAAGTCCATAATTGTACCCCTATAAGCCGCAAACTGTTCTTTTGAAACCGATTTTATCTTTCGTAACTCTTCGCATAGGATACTTTTATTTGACTTTACTTGTTTCCAGAAATTATATAATGGAGTGAATTTGTCATTTACGATTAATGTGACGGCATACTTATTCTGCATATAAAACTCAAACGACCCTCCGCCGAAAAACGGGGAAGCAACCGTGTCGAATTGTTTCATGTCAAAATGCTGCGAAATGGCGGCATCGATAATTTTACATGCTCGTGTTTTTCCACCAGGATATCTAAGTGGGGATACATTAGTTGTGTGAATTGTACGCGTCGTATCCGTCGTATCCATGTTTTGGTTATATGCAATTATACAGCGAATAATATGATGTATATGTTAATTATACTTATTTGTTTGAATCAATTTTTTATAATAAAGATGTATTCAACTGTTGCGAAACCTGAACAAACGTAGTACATAGTGGCATATGTTTAATACATGAGGCATTTATATAAGTACATGTACTTCGCAGCCCTCCCAAATAATCAAGAACTGTGTTCTCAAGAAGTCCGCGATAAGGGACACGAATAATGCGTCCTTCAGATGCGCGATAGTCATTCATACCTCCATAGTGCTTATTCATAGCGTGCGAAGAACTCATTCCGTAAAAAAGTTTACTTTGTGAACCATCGGGGTTGGTTATAATTTCACCCGGGTTTTCGTTATGACCGGAAAATGCACCACCCACCATGACAAAATCGGCACCACCGCCAAATGCTTTTGCCATATCACCTGGACAAGTAATGCCTCCGTCGCCAATAATATGACCACCGACACCATGCGCGGCATCGGCGCACTCCATAATAGCGGATAACTGGGGCATACCTACGCCGGTTTTCATGCGTGTTAGACAGGCACTTCCGGGACCAATACCAACTTTAACAACATCTACGCCGCCGTTAAGAATAAGCTCTTCGACAATTTCGCGAGTAACTACATTTCCAGCGACAATGATTTTGTCTGGATATTTTTCGCGAACACGCTTACAAAAATGAACAAGAGATTCAATATAACCATTCGCGACATCGATGCATATCCAGTTACATGAAACAACAGAAAGAATTTCGGTGAGACGATTATAGTCGGTTTCTTGTATGCCGGTGGATACCATAAAAAGATCGGGATTTAAAATAATGTTGTTTTCTGACTGATAGGATACGAAGTCAGTAACCGTATAAAATTTATGCATAGCAGTAATAATTTTGAATTTCGACAATGTTTTATATACATCAAAAGTTCCGACAGTATCCATATTGGACGCTATAATAGGAATACCTTCCCACGATTTTAGGGATTTGCAATTTTTGAATCGAATAGTTCGCATTAAGTTAATATTTGAACGACTATTAATTGTAGACCGTTTTGGACGAATAAGAACATTATGAAAGTCTAATTTTAACCCTTCTTCGATTTTTGGCATTATGTAGTTATGAATGAGAGGTATATGTGCAACACAATACGAAGAAAGTATAATGTGTGTTATATTACTAATACGTATACTTTTAAATATATTTACTTAGTATTTGTAATATATTATAAAATGTTATAATATATTAATATATTATACATACTATACATATTTATACTAAAAAATGTCAACAAAAAAAACTTTACAACAACTAATGGGTGGAACATCAGATATTAAAGAAGCATTTTCATTTCCAGGTATGGGCGATATATATAGTAAAAATGAAAAAAAAGATGACGCTGAAGGTGGCGAAGAAGGTGGCGCTGAAGGTGGCGAAAAAGGTGGCGAAAAAGGTGGCGAAAAAGGTGGCGAAAAAGGTGGCGAAAGCAAAAATAAAAAACCGGCATCACCGTTAAGTGCAGCAACATCAGCACTACCGGGTAGTAACGTGATTGGTGCCACCCCGGGTACAACAAAACCAGTATCAA